TAGAGTTATTAAGGGTTCTGGTGAATTGCAAGTTGAAATTATAAAAACTGATTTTGACGAAGTTATCGAAGAAGGTGAGAAAAAAGCTAAAAGAGATGCTTGTTATCATAAAGTAAGAGCTAGATATGATGTATGGCCATCAGCTTATGCTTCTGGTGCTCTTGTTAAATGTCGTAAGGTTGGCGCTGCTAACTGGGGTAACAAATCGAATGAGGGTGAAGAAAATTTAGATGAACTGGAAGTTTATGAAGCAAAAAAAACTGATTTTTCAAAAGAAAAATCACAAGGTCTTCATGGATGGTTTTCTAGAAAAGGTGGTGAAGGTTCTAGTGGTTGGGTTGATTGTAACACATGTAGAAAAGACCCTGATACTGGTAGAAAGAAATGTAAACCATGTGGTAGACAAGATGGCGAAAAAAGAAAATACCCAGCATGTCGCCCAACACCATCATCTTGTGGGACAAGAGGTAAAGGTAAAAAATGGGGTAAAAAAAGTACTAGTGAAGGGTTGAATATATCAGAAAATTTTAGTATATTTGATAAAAATGAAATTAAGATGAGATTGCACGAAACTTTTAACTATGAAGAACCGTTAGTATTACCAGCGGAACCTAAAACAAAACCCAAAGAATCACCTATGATTCAACCGTCTAGACGTAATAAACCTTTCTTACCAGAAAGAGAATCACAACCAGACCCAAAAGCTGAAGAATAATGGAAGAATTATATTTGATATATGTAAACTATGTTGGTAAAGATTATAAGGGTGATTACCTTTATGAATTTATATTTTCTGACACTACAGAAGATATAGATGGTGATGAGTGGGACACATACCCAGCTTCTGGAAGACCACAACCACCGCATGATTCTTTTATAAAAAAAGTTGGTAGACTTGAATCTGAGTTAAAATTAGATGTGATACAAAATAGTGACACATTTGCAGTTTGGGATGCTATTGATGGTGTAGTTGCTTTGGCTTGGGAAAATATTGACGATTATGACACGTATCCAGAAAAAAGAATTTGTTTTAAATTTGGTGAAGATTTATCTGAAGTTGAAGATAAATTATACGAAAAAGACCTAATATTGAATTATAATATAAACAAACATGAACACAAAAAATAAATTAAAAGAAGCTACATATATTGTCGCATCACCTAATGATGCTCAGACAATGGCTGGTACTAATAAATTAAAAAAAGACGACACTGTTATTATTGATAAAACAGCGTCTGCTAAAAGTGCATCTTCAGCTTTGGTTGGTGAGATTGACAATGTAATTCAACCTCAAGATAGAGCAACGATAAAGTACTTATCAAATGTAAAAGATGCTGAATCTGGACAAATAGCTCAACCATTTAACCTTGGTGATAAAAAATACCAAATGGTAAGAGGTATAACACCAGATAAAAATGTAGTCATGGGTGTTTATTGTTTTGATGAATTAAATGAAGATGGTAGTAACATGATTTACCATGTTGATGAATTTGAAAGTAAAATAGCTAGACCAATGCTTGAAATGGAAAAATTAACTACTGAAAGTGAAAATAAAAGTACTGAACCTGAAAGTCTTAACTTAGGTGAATTTAAACATTTTATTGTAAACGAAAAAACTGGTAAATTTAAAAAATTTAAAACAATTCCAGAATTGGCCGCTACTACTATGCTTGAAGATGAGAGATATATGGGGTTACATGAATTTAAAAAATTCTTTGAAAGTAGAGTGTTTGGTGCGCCTAAGAAAAAAGAGTTAAGTGAAGTTGGGTTGACTGGCCAAGAAAGTGATGAAGAAATGACTATTAAAGCTAAAAAATTAATGGGTCTTATCCAAAAAAGAATTCCAGCAACTATCATAGAGAGTATTAAAACAAACAAGTTGGCACAAAGAGAAGTTATCGCTGCATTTGCTGAAATGATTGGAGTTCCTAGAAATGGACTTTCTGGGTTAGTCCAAGGTATCAAAGATTTAGCTAAAACTAGTTCACAACCTACACAACCAGTTATGGAAAATAGAGTAATAAAAACTATAAAGAAAAAAGACATAAAGTAATATATGAGCAATTACAGAAAAATAGCTGAACAAGCATTATTAAAATCACTAAACAGAAACAAATCAAAATTAAATGAAGGTGTTGTTTATGGTGATAATATAACAGAAAGAATGCACCCACAGTTAGAACAAGAATTAGCTGAAAGAAAACACTCGTTAGGTAAACACCCAGCTATACCTGAGGGTGATGAAAATAACTTTGAACAAAAGATAATGGGTAAACGTTTCAGTGAAGTTGTTAACCGTTATAAACGCGCATTTGATGTTGATGAAATTGATAATACTCAACTAATGACACAAATGATGCCAATGGTTCACGAAACAATGGCTTTGGAAACTAAACACAAAAAAGACTTAGAAAAATTGGCTGAGAAAATGATTCGCGATGAGTATGATATGCCAGAAGATATTGTTGAGATAAAAGCTACTTTGTCACCTAAGATTTCGTTAGAGGGTACTAAAAAACACCCAACACCTAAATCTAATGATTTTCAATTTGAAAGCCATGAAGATATGGTAAACGCAAAAGGTGAAATTTATAAAAGAAGATTTTTAAACGCAATGATTCAAGGTGCCGCGAAAAAAACAAATCATATGTTCCATATGGTTGATGATGAATTAACTAACATGGACCCAAGATTATTGAATCGTTATTCAAAAGTTATGTCGGCGGCTGATTATATGTATTATGTTATACCTAAGATGGATAACGGTACTAGTGGTGGTGTTGTTAAGGTGACGTTTCCAACCGCTGATAACCCTAAGGCTGTTATTGAAGCTGAAGCTATGATTTTCCCAGTACTTATTCATGAACTAGTTAAAGGTGTTATGGAATTGTTATCAGCACATGGTTTACCTAAAGATAAAAAGTTAGGTGATTATGTTGTTGATAAGGCAGATTTCTTATCAGCCGAACCATGGGATATGAGAATTGGACCAGCATTGTGGGATAGGTTTACAGATTGTATTGATGCTGATGATTTTAATTTAAAACATCAATTGTACATGGAGTTAGCTTCTATGCCAGTAAATGAATTCAATGAAAATATGAGAGAAATTTTAGCTGGTACAAACAAGGGTAAAAAAATAGTAAAAGAAATTATGGGTAGTGTTAAACAAGAACTACAAGAAGAAGAATTTGATAACGCTATGAATGAGTTAAATTCTAAAGAAGATAAAGATTATTACACATTAGATGAAATAATGTTTGGTAACGATATTGAACTAGATGAAGACGATGATGATGTCTTCAATAGTGATGATTTATTCTAAGATAAGGGGCTTTTAGCCCCTTATTTATTTTAAAACCTTTATTTTACTTGATTTCAGCATATTTATAATATAAAAAGAAGAAATATGCTAACAGCACAAGAAATATTTAAAGAGTATTCTAAATGTCTTATGAATCCAGTTTATGCGATTGAGAATTATTTAGAAACTTTTGATAAAACACAAGAAGGATTTGTTCCTTTTAAATTATTTCCTAGACAAAAGGAAATTATAGGTGCATATGAAAAACATAGATTTAATTTAGTTACTAAACCTCGACAAGCTGGGGTTTCGACTACAACCGCTGCTTATATGGCGATTAAAGTTGGTTGGGCTGATGAAGATAACCCAGAAGCTGTTTTGATTATTGCTAATAAGCAAGAATTAGCTTTTGAGTTTTTAGCTAAAATTAAAGACTTTTTATCTCAATTACCTAGATGGGTATGGGGTCACGAATACTACGGAAACCCTAAAAATGATGGTAAATCAATTTTCCTTACTGATTCTAAAAAAGAAATTAGGTTACCTAATGGTAGTCGTGTTAAAGCAGTTGCAACATCTAAAGATGCCTTGCGTGGTTTTACACCTACGTTTCTTATTATGGATGAGGCTGCCTATATTGACAATGGTGCCGAAGTATTTGGTGCCGCTCTTACGGCATTAGGTACTGGGGGTAGAGCAACACTTATTTCTACACCTAACGGAATGGATTCTTTATACTTCAAAACTTACGACCAAGCTAAAACAAAAAAGAACAACTTTAATATCATTGAAATGAAATGGTATGAGGATTTGCGTTATAATAAAGATTTAAGGTGGCTTAAGGGTGACGATGTAGAAAAAGAAATATATTTTTCATTTGAGTCTTACACAGCTAGGATTGAAGATGGTTGGAAACCTACATCTACATGGTACGAGCAGATGTGTATGGGTATGAACAATGATGCGCGTATGATTGCTCAAGAGCTTGATGTTTCGTTTATAGGTTCTGGGGGTAATGTAATTAGTGAAGAATATATAGGTTTTCATGAAAAAAACAATGTGATTGAACCTAAGATAACGATGGGGCTTGAAAACGAAATCTGGATTTGGGAAGAACCACAAGCTGGTCATCAATATATAATGGGTGTCGATGTATCTAGAGGTGATGGTGAAGATAGTTCTACGATAGTTATAATTGATTTCACTACTATGGAACAAGTCATGGAATATCAAGGTAAAATACAACCAGATTTATTAGCTCAAATAGCAGAAGAATACGGTGAGTTATATGAAGCATATACTGTTGTCGATGTAACTGGAGGTATGGGTGTTTCAACTGTTCTTAAATTGTTGGAATTTAATTATAAGCGTTTGCATTATGATGATGCTAGTGGTAAAATATTATCAGCTAGACAAAGAGAGTTAACTAGTTATAATCAAAAGGATAAAATACCAGGGTTCCATGCCACAAATGTTCGTTTACCTATGATTTCAAATTTAGAATATAAAATTAGAACCAACGCTGTTAAAATTCGTTCTAGTAGACTTGTTTCTGAAATGAAAACGTTTATTTATAAAAATGGTAGACCAGACCACATGGAAGGTTATCATGATGATTTACTTATGTCGTTAGCGATGTGTTTATGGGTTATGGAACATTCGTTTAAAAAATTAGAAAGACTAGAAAAACAAAATAAAGCAATTTTAAATAGTTGGTTGAATGGGGCTACTTCAAGTAGTTCACCTACCGTAACAGAAAGAGACCAAAATACTGGTGTTGTGACAAAAGTAGTTAATACTAACCACCCAGCTTATAAAAACGTTCAAGACCCTAGAGGTCAATATTCGTGGTTATTTTCTAAACCAGCAAATATGAGGTAATAACTATTTAATTTTACAATAAATTTAATATATTAAAATAAAAAATACTATGGCAAAAGATAATTTAACAATATTTCAAAAATTAAACAGAGTTGTTAACCCTGATTATAATCCACCACAAAAACAAACAACACAAAGATTTAATTTGGGTGGTAATGAGTTGCTTAAAACTACTAGCAAACAAGAATATGAAACAGCAAAATTACAAGCTCAACAAAACAAGTATTTACAAAGTACTTGGAAACGTGTTGAAAATGGTTTGTTTCAACAATCTATAAATTACGAAACTACACGTGTTGGTTCTTACGCTGATTTTGAAGCCATGGAATTTTACCCAACAATCGCAGCCGCTCTAGACGTAATGATGGAAGAATCAACAACTGTTAATGACAGAGGTAGAGTTCTTAACATTTATTCTGATAGTAAGCGTGTTAAGGGTATCCTTGAAGATTTATTCTTTAACCGTTTGGATTTACATACTACATTGCCTATGTGGACAAGAAATACATGTAAATACGGTGATAATTTTGTTTATTTGAATATCAACGATAGACAAGGTATTATTTCCGCAAAACAAATGCCTAACTACGAGATAGAACGTAGAGAAGCTGGTTTATATGATTTAGTTAGCGGTAGAGAATATTCTGACGACCAATCTGAAAATAGAGATAGAGTTAAATTTTACTGGAGAGGGCGAGACGTTGAATTTAATTCATGGCAAATTGCACATTTTCGTTTGTTAGGTGATGACAGACGTTTACCATACGGTACCAGTGTTTTAGAGAAAGCTAGACGTATTTGGAAACAACTTATCTTATCTGAAGATTCAATGCTTGTATATCGTGTTACTAGAGCTCCAGAAAGACGTGTTTATAAAATATATGTAGGTAACATTGATGACGCTGATGTTGAACAATATGTAAACGCTATTGCTGATAGATTTAAGCGTATGCCAATTGTTGACCCTCAAACTGGTCAAATTGATTTAAGATATAATCAGCTTTCTAATGACCAAGATTTCTTTATTCCAGTTAGGGATGAAAGCGCGCCTAACCCAATTGATACGTTGCCTGGTGCTTCAAACTTAGACCAAATTGCAGATATTGAATACTTACAGAGAAATTTATTTACAGCATTGCGAGTACCAAAACCATTTTTAGGTTTTGAAGAAGCAACTGGAGAGGGTAAAAATCTTGCTTTACAAGATATTCGTTTTTCGAGAACAATTAACCGTATTCAACAATCTATGTTACAAGAACTAAATAAATTAGCAATTATTCATTTATTCTTATTAGGTTTTGAAGATGATTTGGATAACTTTACACTTACGTTAAATAACCCATCTACACAAGCTGAAATGCTTAAGGTTGAACATATGCAAGTAAAAGTTTCACTAGTTAAAGATTCTGTATCTGATATTGGTAACGGATTTGGTGTTATGTCATGGACTAGAGCTCATAGAGATATATTGGGTTGGTCTGACGATGAAATTAAACAAGATTTACTAGAACAACGAATGGAAAAAGCAGCATCCGCTGAATTACAAAATACATCAGCTGTTATTAAACATACTGGTATGTTTGACGCTGTTGATAAAATATATGGTGATTACCAAGCAGCTCTTAAAGGTGCTCAAGGTGGTGATGAAGCTGGCGCTGAAGGCGGCGGTGGAGGTGGTAGCTTTGGAGGCGGCGGTGGAGGCGGCTTCGGAGGTGGTGGTCTAGGTGGTGAAGATTTAGACTTTGGTTCAGAAGCTGGTGGTGAAGACGCAGAAGCTGGTGGTGGTGATTTAGATTTTGGAGCAGAAGCTGGTGCAGAAGAACCTGCGGCTGGAGCTGAGACAACACCTGATGCTGGTACAACACCTGAAACACCAGAAGGGTTATCAGAATCATTAAATAAAACACAAAAACTTTTAAGTGAACAAAAAATAAAATTAGAAAACCAATTAAAAGTAAGGGCTGAAAAATATCAAAAAAGATTTGTTGATGTGTTGGTAGAGTCGGTTAAAAAAAATGACAAAGAACATGATGTTAGAGTTAAAATTTACGATAAAAACGTAAAGATTAACGAAGATGTTAATAATATGATAAATGACATAAATAAAATGTTAGATGAATAAGCTTTTTGCTTAAATCTACCATATTTATTAATAAAAAATTAGTTATGCAAAATTTTGGAAAAATAAAAAACGCTTTTAGTGAAATAATTGCAGAAGGGATAGTTTCAAACGATGAATCTAAAAAGATACTCTTCAAAAAATATATAAAAACACTTAGAGAAAACAAAGCGTTAAAAACACAATTTTTGGTTTACGAAAATATCGAAAATAAAATTGAATCTAATAGAGAAAAAGCTACAGAATTTGTTAAAGAAAATATAGCTTTATTAAACCAATTTTCAAAAAAAGAATTACAAGAAGCTAATTTAAAGTTAGCTAAACCAATTTTATTTGAAGATAATTCTGTGGTTTCTAATGATACTGAAAAGTTACATGAGGATATTTCTAAATTAATTTTTACCGAAAGAAGTCCTAAGAATATTGATACTATAATTGAAGCTATTTCAGATATTGTTGATTACATTCTTGCAAACAAAGAAAAAGTGGTAACAGAATCTTATGGTGTTCCAAATAGTATGTTAAGTTCTATTCTTGTTGAAAAATATAATGAGAAATATAGTGAATCAATAACTGAAACTGAAAAAGAAGTTATTACTGTTTTAATTGAATCTACTGATGAAGAGAAAATAGAAGTGTATTCAAAAATATCTAGAGAATGTATTGATTTAATTGATAATAAATTAACAGAATCGGATTTAGAAACAAAAGACAAATTGTTACGTGTTAAAGATAAATTATTAAGAGACAAAGTGGAGTTAAATGAAGATTTTTCTAAAAACATATCTAAATTAGTTAGTTTAAAATTAACTTTAAATAACGATAACTAAACATAAAAAGTATGGGCGAGTTTCAAATGTCACCAAGTGAGAATATCTTAAAATTAAGAAAATTAACAGAAGAAATTTGTAATATAGAACCATCTGGGGACTGTGTTATTGAAAAATTGAGAACCGCAATTAAGAACGGTACTGAGGATATTTTATCTTCAAAAACGGAAAGAACAAAATTAAAATATTACGAAAAAATGTTTTCAGAAATTAAAACAATTATAAGCGAAAATTAATTAAAAATAAAATGGCAGAAAATAAAGATACTTGGGCTGATTATAGTAAATTGGTGTTGAAAGAATTGGAGCGTTTGAATGAGAACCATGAAAAAATGCGTACTGATTTTGATAGTAGACTAAACGAAATGAATCTTAAATTAAACGATGTTAAGGGTATTGAGAAATCTGTTAACCAAAACACCGATTGGATTCAAAAAGTTAATGAAATTTGGTCTCCAACTCAAATGAAAGAAGCTAAAGACGAATTATATAGACAAAAAAATCGTTGGGTCGCTGCAATCGCTATTATGTCTTTTATTCAAATTATTGTTGGTATTATAATATCGATTTGGGGTAAAATGGGGCATTAAGATGTGGTATTGACTTTTACCAGGTGTTTCATTATATTTGTATTAAAATACGAATATGAAATCAGGTAAACAAATTAAAGTCCAAGACCAACAAAATTATAACATAACTTACGGTTGTGTAGATAATAAAAACCCTAAATCAATATATGTAAATATTACAGCGTGGTTAGAACCATTATCAGAAAACGAAGAAGATTATAATAAGATTATAAAAAATCTTAATAAAAAAATTAGACAAAACCTTTATAATTTTTTATCTTCAGATAAATCAACAATTTTTTTAAAAGATAAGACTATTGTTGATTTAGATTTAAGAGAATCTGGTATTAAATTTGGGAAGAGGAGTTTCATGAGTTGTGAAATAACTTTATTTCAAAATGGTGAAATTTCCATAAATTCAGAATTAATGAAACAAAATTTAAACAACGTTTCTTCTTTAATAATAGATAGAACATTTAATGAAGATAAGGACTTTAGATTCCATAAAAAAAAATAATCAAATTTAAACCCAGCAGTTGCTGGGTTTTTTTATTTAATTAACATATTTATATCTATAAGAGTTTAAACTATGGATATAAATTATAAAAATTTTAAGATATTAAAAAGAGGTGAAACTGGTTGGGGTGGCCTTATAGAGCATGACGCTGGTTATATATCACCTGATGAACCTAGAAACCAACCTTTCATAAACGAAATAAAAAAATTAGATACTGGAAATAAATTAGCCATTGTTGAACCTTTGATTGTTTATGTAGTACTTCAAAAATACGGAATCCTAAACCGTAACGGTAGAGTATACCCAGAAGCTATTCTAAAATCACAAGACAAATTATACCAACAAGCCATAAAAGAGCGTAGAGCTGTAGGTGAATTAGACCACCCAGAATCTTCTATTATCGCTGGCGATAGAATTTCACACAATATTATTGAAACTTGGTGGGAAGGACATACACTTATGGGTAAGATGGAAATCTTAATGACACCAGGTTTTATAAACTACGGTATCGTATCAACCAAAGGTGATGAAGTAGCAAATTTATTAAGAAACAGAATTAAAATTGGTGTTTCTTCTAGAGGTGTGGGTTCATTAAAAGAAGGTAAAAACGGTGAGCAAATTGTGCAAGACGATTTTGAGATAATTTGTTGGGATGTGGTTACAGCTCCATCAACACCAGATGCATGGATTGGTCGTAGTGCTGAAGAAATGAGACCTTATGTTGAAAACGTAGAAGTTAAAAAACCAATTATAAAAGAAAATTTTAACGATAACTTAGATAAATTTTTATTAGAATAAAAATATTTATTTATTTTTTTTAATCAAAAATTGATTTTTGTTAAAAACACGCATATTTATTAACAAATGGGGTCAAACTCATGTTATTAATTTAATAAAAAAAACTTAATTAAAAAACAAATGGCAGATAAAAAATCTATACTTGAAGAAGCACTTTTAGATATTAACCATATCAAAAATGCTCTTAATGCCAATACCAAAGAAATACTTCGTTCTGTTGCGAAAGAAGAAATTAACGGTGTTGTGAAAGAGTCTCTAGAAGAAGAGGCTTATGAAGAAGAAGACTTAGGTGGACCAATGGATGACATGGGTGCGCCAAGCGAAGAAGAAGGTGATATTGAAGTTGGAGGTTTTGAAGACGAAGAAGGTCTTGAAGACGAAATGGGAATGGATGATATTGAATCATCAGACGAACTTGATATGACTGGAGCATCAGATGATGAAGTTATTGCTATTTACAAAAAAATGAGTGGTGATGATGAAATCGAAATTGTTGGCGATGAATTACGCTTAAACATTAGCGAACCAGGAGAATATGTAGTTAAACTTAACGGTGCTGACAACATAGGTGGTGAAGACGAAGAAGATGAATTAGAATTAGAACCAGCTGACGATATGTTAGGTGATGATGAAGAAGATTTAGATATCGACATCGAAGACACTGATGAAGAAGGTGACGAAGAAGATTTTGACTATGAAATCGAAATGGGTGACGAAGATGAGTCTGAAGAAGACGAAGAATCTGACGAATTCGAAGCTGGTGAAGAAGAAGAAGAAGAATCTGAAGAAGAAGAATCTGAAGAAGATGAAGAAGAATTGGAAGAATCTTTAGGTTACACTAGAGGTTATGCTGGTAGACAAGGTGCTAGAAAAAGTGGTGCTGCTCATTTACCAAAACCAAAAGCTGAAAGTGTAAACGAAACAGTTATGGCAAAAAAATTAGTTTCTGAAACCGCTAAAAGATATAATAGCTTATTAACTGAAGCTACTAAACTTAAAGCTGAAAATGTTGAATTTAGAAAAGCTCTTAAAGAGTTTAGAACTAAATTAGTAGAAACAGTTGTTTTCAACAGCAATTTAACTTACGTAACTAAATTGTTTATGGAGCACTCAACTACAAAAGGTGAAAAAGATTCAATCCTTAAAAGATTTGATGATGTAACTAGCCTTAAAGAATCAAAAAAACTTTATAGAACTATTGCAAATGAATTGGAAGATAGAAAACCAATTTCAGAATCTTTAGAAAATAAAATAATTAAAGAAGCTACTAGTGGTGTTTCAAAACAAATTGTAGAAAACACTGCATATGTAGACCCTTCAACAAAGAGAATCATGGATTTGATTAGCAGAGTTGAAAAAAGATAATAATAATAAAACAAAATAAAAACTTAAAAAACTATGTCACATTTATTGACTTCAGGACAAGTTGGTAACATCGGATTAAACCACATGAAGGCTATCCGTTTGGAAACACAACAAAAATGGGATTCTTTAGGGTTCTTAGACGGACTTAAAGGCCATGTAAAAGAAAATATCGCTCAGTTATATGAAAACCAAGCTTCTAGCTTGTTAACTGAAGCTACTACAGCTAATTCATCAGGTTCTTTCGAAACTGTTGTATTCCCAATTGTAAGAAGAGTTTTCTCTAAATTATTAGCTAATGACGTTGTATCTGTACAAGCTATGAACATGCCAATCGGTAAATTGTTCTTCTTTGTGCCGTTAACTTCATCTCGTGTAGATGGTTCTGGTGCTGCTGGTAACGATTATGATGGAGTTTCATCTACTAACGCTACTTATGGTACTACTTATTCAGCACATACTTCATTTGCAACAACTGGTATTCCATCATGTGTATTACCATCTGCTGGTACGTGTGCTACAACACCATTCTTAGCTAAAAACTTGTATGATTTATTCTACAATGATGGTTTATTTGATAACTCTAAAGGTACTCTTACTATTAGAACTTATACAATTACAAACGCTAACGCTAACTTATTAACATCAGCTGGTTTTTCAGTTCCGTCTCCATCGGCTACTTTACCAACTGCTACTGATGGTTCAGTTAGAGCTTTAATCTTAACTATTTCAGGTTTCACTGGTGGTGCTGGTTCTGCTGCTGGTAGAGAAGTATTAACAGGTCCTGATGGAAACAACATGGATACTGAATCTTTCTTAGCTTCATTACACGTTGTTGCTGGTGCTAACGTATTAGACCGTGATGGTAACGTAATCGTTGCTTCTGGACAAGAAGTTCCTTTCCGTATTGTAACTCAAAAATATGGTCAAGGTATCGTTCAAACAACAAATACTAACGCATCTGGTTACCCAGTATTAACTACTCCAAATGGTGTTATGTATGTTGAATTAGATTTGACTCACCCAGTTGGAACTACTGCTTCTGGTACTGCTGCTGCTGGTACAGCTACTTATGACGGTTATGTAGGTGCTTCTGCTACTACAGTATCTGCTTTCACAACTACTGCTGGATTTGTATTCGGTTGGGCTGAATATGCTAGCTTAGAGTTCGAAACAGAAATGGGTGAAGTATCATTCAGACTTGATGAAGTTGTTGTTTCTGTAGAAGAAAGAAAATTAAGAGCTACTTGGTCTCCAGAGTTAGCACAAGACGTTAGTGCATTCCACAACATCGATGCTGAAGCTGAATTAACTGCAATGTTATCAGAACAAGTTGCTGCTGAGATTGACCGTGAAATCCTTAGAGATTTACGTAAAGCTGCTGCATGGCAATTACGTTGGGATTACAATGGATGGAGAAAAGCTTCTTCTGCTGCGAGCCCATATACTCAAAAAGAGTGGAACCAAACTTTAATTACTAAATTAAACCAAATTTCAGCTCAAATCCATAAATCTACACTTAGAGGTGGTGCTAACTTCATCGTTGTATCTTCAGAGATTTCTGCAATCTTCGACGACTTAGAGTACTTCCACGTGTCAGACGCTAACCCAGAGCAAGACCAATACAACATGGGTATTGAGAGAATCGGTTCATTAGGTGGTAGATATCAAGTATATCGTGACCCATATGCACCAGCATACTCAATCATCATCGGTCACAAAGGGAAATCATTATTGGATACTGGATACATCTACGCTCCGTATGTGCCATTACAGTTGACTCCAACAATGTATAACCCATTCAACTTCGCTCCAGTGAAAGGTATCATGACTCGTTACGCTAAAAAAGTGGTTAACAACAGATTCTACGGACACTTGAGAGTTGACGGTGTTGTAACATTCAACATCAACGAATTAAGATAATCATAATCTTATATAAACTTAAAAAAGGCTACCATTACGGTGGCCTTTTTTATTTTATAAAGTTTTAGTTACTAACATATTTTAATAGTAACGCTCTAACTGCTTTACCTAACTCTTGGTCGTTAGGTAAATCTTTAACCAATTCAATAACATCGGTTAAAATTTCATTTGGGTTTTCTTCCATGTTGTTTTTACGCAAATATACTAATTTTTTTTATATATTGCAAATATTTATAGATATGAAAAAGATTATAAAAAAATTACTTAGAGAAGGATTAGAAGAGTTAACACCTGAAGATTTAGAACAAATAAATCAAATTGTTAACAGAGAATTAATTCAAGCCAAAGAACAACAAGAAAAGTTAAAAGATGAATTAGAAACAACACGCAAAGTGTTAGATTCTATATTGACCGCAATGGCTAGCGGTAAGCTTGAAGGTGTCCCTACTGATTATGTTCTTAATTTAAAAAAAGACAAAGAAAATAGAATCCACCAATTAGAAAAATATATTAAAAATTGGGGTAATGTTGATAGAGAAGAAATTTTCAACAGACTTAAAACTCAATACTTGGCCAACAAAAAATACGAAGAAGAAAAACTTAAGGCTAGAGAATCTAGAACGTTTGGTAAAGAAGACATCGTAAACCTATTTGTAGACGCTTTAGAAGGTGGTTCTAATTATTGGTATCACATACGTCATTTACCTAATGAAGTTCGCTATAAAGCCAAGGAAATGGGTCAATCAGTATCTGAAGCTATAGGTGAGTATATTCTTAAAGGTGGTTATGTTCAATTTTATGATGCTGAAGAAGAATATGACGAAGATGATTATACTGAAACACATTCAGATAATGGATTGTTGGGTACAGTAGATATGGATTCAATTCTAGAAGCAATAACAATAATAAAAAGAGATTACCCAGATGTTTGGGAAAATATACTTGATGAGCAATACGATGCAAACGATGCTGATATATTTTTACAATTATGTGTAATGGGTGACGTAGTATTTGGATAATATGAAGAAAATATTTTTACTTATAACATTGTTCATGATAATGAACGTGTTTTCACAAACGGTTACAACAGATAATAAACTAATAATACCTCACGGGGACATTACATTGTATTTAACGAAGGATACGTGCGCTTTGGTATCTAAACGTTTTAAAGTTTTCAAGCTTTCTAAAGCTTGATAAAGAGCGCGACAATAAATGGTTCCAAGATACATATAAAGGCAAATACACCAAAGATTCTTATTTAAAAACTGGTTACGATATCGGTCATTTGACACCATCACACATTACATCCTATGATAACGATTTAAACCATTTATCATTTAGTTTGTTTAACGCAGCGCCACAACTAGCTGGATTCAACAGAGGTAAATGGGCCCAGATGGAAGGTGATGTTGAAGCTATAATAGCCAAAACCAAACAAGATGTTGTTATTATCACTGGAGTTATTTACGACCCTAAGAATAAAAAGTTTATGGGGAAATCTAGAATACCAATTCCGTCAGCATTTTTTAAAGTTTTGTTTATTAACGGAACGACACAATGTTGGATTGGTTCTAATATAAACGGATTGATTACACCAACAACTCTGAAAGATTTAAATGAGTTGTTCAAGTTAAACAAAATGAATTTAAACATACAATAAAAAAGGGCCGTTGTGGCCCTTTTTGTATATACGTTAACTCGATTAATTATTTATTATGCTTTTGTACCACAACTAGCGCAGAACTTATGTCCTTTACCTAGCTTGGCACCACAGTTTGTACAATATCTTTTTACATTGATATCTTCAGCTGTGTTAACTTTTTGAGATACTGGAAGCAACTTGGCTTCGATAGTATGGAATGCAAACCATTCAAAATCTTTATTTACTGTTTTGAATTTTTGGTCAGAATCAGAACCTTCTTCAACTCTACCAGTTTCAATTGATTTAGATTTCTTAGCAGCCCCTTTAGTTAGATTTAAAGGTGTTTCAACACTTTTTTCAGTTAGCATCCAATCCATCGTTGCTGAACCGTCATGTACGCTTGAACTATAAAACGCGCTAGTTGATAAATTACTACTACCCCCAATGATTGTGTTAGTGGTTGTGAAGGTGTTAGATATTGGTGTAGTTGAACCATAAACGTAACCACCAGTGTTAGTGTTATCGTAACGGATAATACCTTGGTCGTAGTTTGGTCCACCCCAAATATCTCTAGTACCACCAATTCTTAATATTGGGTTTCTTGGTCTAGGTTTTGATTCTCTATAGAATTGAACCTTGAAATCTCCATTGTTTACTATGGCTTCTTTCACTTCTTGAGTGTTAGCTACTTCGTATGTGTCGAATAAGAATTTTTTGGCAACGTCTAAGTATCTATCTAAGAATACACGTTGACCTGGGCTCAATACAAGACCACCCTGTGAGATAACATTTCCGTTAAGTGTAATTTTAGCAAGTACAGATTCCGTAGTTGGATTGAATAATTCAATCTGGAACTCTTGCCCTTTTTGTAAATAATAAGATGGCATTTCGCCTTTTTTGTTGTAGAGTTTTATTCTACTTTTGTTCACAGCAATGTTTGCTGTTGGCATTTTTGGTGCCACATAGTTTAATTGTTTCATTTTTAATTAACTTTTAATTTTTGTTATTATTGTACCAATTTCTTTGTTGCCTAGACAACTCTAAAGCCTTTAAGACTCGAAACCAATACGTGAGTTAACGTATATAATATAAATATAATAAAACTTTTTTTATTTGTCAATATTTTTATTGAAAATCTGAACCCATTTCACATAATGTTGATTGGATTTGATGCCAATAAGTGTCAGCTTCATCTGGCATTGAATCGCCAGACATACCATATTGTTTTATTTCACCATCAATTTCAATTTGTTCGTTTTTTAAATTTTTCAAAGGCGCGTAAATTCTTTTCATTACTTTTGCCTTTGTTGCTTCATCCATATCTCTTGTGGCAGCTTTTACATATCTAATTGCTTCGGTGTATGAACCTATAGTCATTTTATTACATAGTGATTCCATCGCTGAGTTCATTTCTTGACCATCGATAAGTTCCTCTCTTAGTAATTTTTTTATAAAATTTTTCATTATTGTCCTTTTCTTAATTCTACTTGATTAACAATATTAAATTGACAAACATTTTTAAGTGTTGTTACTTCTAAATTTGATGTTGCTAATACATCTAAGTAATATGTGTTAGGGATAAGACTAGGTGTATCTAATAAGAAATAATAATAATTATTGGCCATTTCTACAGGTTGAAAATCAATCACTGTTAATTCAGCACCACCTTCTTTTACATATAATCTATATTGTAAGTTATCGATATATTGTGTTTGTTCTACTGTATATGGTATTCTAGCAGAAACAATAACCCTTCTAACGTCACCTCTTAATATGTTCTCTTGGTTTCTAACACCGCTTATATTTACAGCAACTTTTTTAGGTAACATATCGTTGGTTCCTATATTATAATATTCAAAAGAGGATTTAACTACAAAATCTAATGATAATTCTGGTCTAGAAACTCCGTTAATTACAACATTTTTCCAAACATCATTAAACATTGTTTCTACATTTCCACTATTAGTAGGTACAATTATATCAATACTATATACACCCTTCGTAACATGGTTAACATCTGAAGAAGTATAAGCGCTAAATAAGTTACCATTACTATCGTATACATCTACATTAGGTATTTGGTCTAAATTTGTTGGATTTCCGCCAATATTTACGTAAAGATATAGTTTGTTATTCTTATCTAAGAAAAAGTTGTTTCTATCGTCTTTAATGTGGTTCTCATAAGTTGTTTCAATATATGGTTCATAGAATGTTTGCGTGTTGTTAGTAAAGAAACCAACATATTGAAGTGCCGTTGTGTTTAAAAGTTCGTAACCTCTAGCAAACGCAATCCCTAAACCATAGTTCGTATTACCAGTTAACACACCATTAACATAATCAGTAATGTCCATTTCAATATTTTCATTACCCTTGTCAAAGTGTTGTGTTGTTACTGTGATACTAGAAGGTGAACCAGAATAAACACCAGTACCGCCACTCCAATTAAAACCTGTTTTTGGGTTAACCCAGTTTGATGGTCCTGTTGAGTATAGGTAATCACCACTAGTTAATATTGGAACTTCGTAATCATACCCAACACCGTTATCCCAATCTTGATTTATTTTAAAGAGTATTAAGTCAAACGAAGTAGCTCTATCTTTGGCAGCCATAGTACCGTTTAATAACCCAGTATCAAAAGATGCAGTGTTTGTAAGTCTAAGTGTATGTTTTAATTTCGATAAATCAGTATAAGTACCACCAGTGTACAACTGTTTTAAATTAGTTTCATCAAAATGAAATAAAAATCTGCTATATTTTTCAATACCATCATAACCACCATAAAACAATTCAGTAACAGGATTTAAACCTGTGTTTGCTATTGTATTGCTGATTATAGTATTATTTTTGTCGAAATATGTACGTATTACCATGTTTTGTTTTTATTATAAATATCACAAAACTTAATAAAATTAATTGATTCTAATGTTTTTAGATAACATAGTTTCTTCAAGTTTGGCAGCGTTCTTTTGAAATTCAAAAACAGCTTGTTTATTACCATCTATTGTTAAATCAGTTGGTGGTTTACCGTTACCGTTATGTACGTGTGATAAGAAAGCTTCTTTAAGTAAAATAAGGTATTGTAATAACACATCACCAAATGGTAATTGATGAGCAGTGGTTAATATTTTTTCCAATTCATCTGTTGATATTAAATCAACATTATTTGTAGTGTTAAAATTAGGTGAACCACCATGAGTTATAAAATTTATTTTATTTGATACAATATTGGTTACGCTACCTACTCTATCAGAAACTTCAGTTTCAGTTAATTTTGGTAAATTAACTTTGTTTTTGATTTGAATATAAGCTTGAGTTTCAGTATTAAATTTAATAGGGTAAGGGTTTGTTTGTGTGATTTGAGACTCCACAAATTTACCAGCTCTAATAACTATTTCATTATCTTTTTGTGTGATGTCTGTATTGTATCTACCTTGAATTGAAATATCGTTTGGGTTCGGAAAAACACCTTTTAATTCAGGTATATTAGCTGGTGTAACGTTTGGTGCCACTGGACCAAAGGTAAACCCAGCCAACGAAGTTGTTCTGGCAGAATCAAAACTAAGTTTATTTAACTGAGAAATAATTGGACCGATATATAAACGGTCA